GGAGGCGGTAAATACGGCCCAGCGTCTGAATGTCAGATTGAAGCAGTTATTGAAGTATTGAGGATGTTAGCTTTTGACTTCCCAGCTATTACTACAGTAACAGGACACAAGCATGTGGACAGAAGAGGACCTCACCTTAGAAGAGGAAAGATTGACCCTAGGTTTGAAGGGGAACCAGAACAAAGCATAGATTGGAAGATCGATGAGAAGTTCATGAAACGTATAGCCAACCAGAGCGGCCTTAGGTTTGTGAACCGTAAAGAATTATATGGAACATGGGAGTAATACATAATGGGAAAACATACTAACGTAGCGATTTTCGTAGTAGCGGCATTTGTCGTAATATCAATTATAGCATTGGGAGTAGCATAATGAGAGACAAGTTAAGAGATTTATACAATAGAGCAGTACGAGGTGTGGTAGACCACCCTAAGCGTACTGTAGTTATTATTATAGTACTTGTAGTTATATCAGTAGTTATTTAAAGAATATACCATGAGGCAGCGTGGCCCGGAGCATTCGTGCAGGTCGGATTAAACCTCCGATAAGGAATACTTTACGATACCCTAGGACCGCCCTTATTGACCGAATGAGATTGATCGGGTCAGAAAATACAGATATCTCTAATATAAGTCCCAGTGATGACTTAAGTGCCCTTAACCGGCCAGTCAGAAGATCTAGGCATAACATGGAAGTTATCGGCAAGTCTAGCTGAAACCCGTATAGGGCACTATGTAGGCGATAGGACAAGCACGATAAGTACGGAAACTAAACTGAACAGGTCGGTGGAGATATCTTCTCTACCTCTGTTCTTCTAACAAGAATACAATATGGACGTTATACTAATCACCCAAATATCATTAGCAATAATCGGACCCGTTTTAGGGCTATTCGGTTATATGCTGCGTCAGCTATATGCCAAAATAGATAGAACATTATCAAACAAAGAAATAAGACAGGTGATCAGTGATAGACTCGGCCCCTTAGAAACTAACCAACGAAACCTTGAACACGAGATAGTGCGCATAGAACGTAAGCTAGACCGTATCACAGATTTACTAATTGCGATGAGACACCCACATGAAAGATCCAAAGACTAAAGAAGGTGAGTTAATGCCAGCTAACAAAGGCGGCAGACCATCTAAGTATAGAGACAGCATGATATCAGAACTACAGGACCTTATGAAGGCAGGTAGGTCTAATATCCAGATCTGTGCGGACTGGGGTATCTCAGAAGATACTTTCTACCGTTGGATGAAAGAGAATAAAGACTTTAAAGCTGCACACGACACAGCTCTCCCTCAGTGCCAGAACTATTGGGAAACTATGGGTGAAGCAGGGATGCTTGGGAAGATACCTAAATTTAACACAACAATATACCTCGCCTTCATGAACAACAAGTTCAATGGATGGGCTAGAGAGAAGAAAGAAGATTCAGGTCCTAGAATTAATATAGAATCAATACAAATACTACAGAACGTACAATCATTAAATGATGACGAGTTAGAAGCTAAGATTAACTCATCAATAAAGAATTTCGAGAAGCTAGAAGAGGGAAATAGCGATGAAGGATCAGATTAAGGTCAAGGAAGAATTAGCCTTACTGTTAGAGGAAAAGGAAAGACGCATTAAGTACAATGCTCTTAAATACGCATTCCCAGATACAGGACCGTTTGCACGGAGCAAGTATATCAAACAGTTAGAGTTCTTTAAGGCAGGAAAAGAGTACAGACAGAGAGCCATGATTGCGGCTAACCGTACAGGTAAATCATATGCTGGCGGATATGAAATGGCGTTACACGCTACTGGATTATATCCAGACTGGTGGGAAGGCAAGCGATTTGAGCGACCTGTCAACTGTTGGGCCGTAGGCGTATCAAACATCCAAACTAAGGAAGTGGTACAACACATCCTAATGGGTGATTTCGTAGACCCAGGTACGGGACTTATTCCCAAGGACAACATCGATCCTAAGAGAGTAAGTCGCCCTGGAGTACCGGAAGCTATTGATACCCTACGTGTCAAACACTATACAAATGGCGTATATGACGGACTATCAACTGTAGTCTTTAAGTCATATGAGCAAGAAAGGGAGAAGTTCCAGGGCCAAGCGATTCACGTAATCTGGCTTGATGAGGAACCTAAGAACCCAGGTATATACACAGAGTGTCTTACACGTATTGCGACCACCGATGGTATGCTTTATTGTACGTTTACACCCTTACTAGGTATATCAGACGTAGTACTAGCATTTATGCCAGGAGGCAAGCTCCCTAAAGACGGAGTAGTTGTTAATCCTGACACAGGTAAGAAGAGTCGTAAGTACATCGTACAGATAGACTGGGAACAAGTACCACATATTACCGAGGATATGAAGGAAGAGATGCTATCCGCTTACAGCCCATTCGAGAGAGATGCCCGTTCTAAAGGTATACCTCAGTTAGGCTCAGGAGCAATATTCCCAATCCTAGAAGAAGATATAGTATGCGATCCCTTCGAAATACCAGCTCATTGGAAGCGTGTATACGGACTGGATGTTGGTTGGAATAAGACCGCAGGCATATGGGCAGCTATAGATCCTAACAGTAGTGTAGTTTATCTATACTCAGAGTTCTACCAAGGTAGACAAGAGATTGCAGTTATGTATGATGGAATTAAGAGTAGAGGAGCATGGATACCCGGAGTGGTAGATCCAGCAGCTGAGAAATTAGTTAACCCTACTGATGGTAAGAGCTTATTTACATACTACTGCGACGCAGGGCTAGACTTAGCTAAGGCTAATAACTCAGTCGAAGCAGGGTTGATGAAAGTATGGAACATGTTGTCTTCAGGGCAACTAAAAGTATTTACCTCTTTACCTAATTGGTTAGGGGAATTTAGAATTTACCGTCGTAACGAAGATGGTAAGATCGTTAAGAAAGACGACCATTTAATGGACGCAACAAGATATTTAATTATGTCCGGCTTAGATTTAGCCATGGACGAGGGAGAGGCAAGTGACGAGTACAACGAATTTGAAAGTGGATACTCAGTTGCCAACAAGAAATTACAGGCTGGCGCCTCAGAAATAACAGGTTATTAATATATGAAGAAACTCACAAAGACATTCAATTTAGAAGAGATAGTGGATTTGCCGAACATCGCAGTTAAGATGGACGAGCAAGACCTATCTAGTTTAGCGTCTAGTGTTATTACAAACTATGAACACGACAAGGACAGCCGAAGAGAATGGGAATCTCTAACAGAGAAAGCCCTAAAGATTATTGAGCTCAAACATGAGCCGAAGCATACTCCGTTCCCAGGAGCTAGTAATGTTAAGTACCCCCTAGCGTCTACAGCGGTTATTCAATTCGCCTCACGACAAATGCCTATGCTTATCCGTAATGGTAAAGTAGCAGAAGCCCAAGTAATTGGAAGAGATGACGATGGAGAGAAAGAGAAGAGAGCTTCTAGAGTATCTAGACATATGTCATTCCAAGTCCTACACCAAATGGACAACTGGGAAGACGACATGGACAAGCTATTACATATGCTTGCCTCTGTAGGTACAGTATTTAAGAAGACTTATTTCGACCCCGTTAAAGGAATGCCTGTAAGTGTAGTATGTAAGTATGACGAGATCGTGATACATGAAGACGTTAAGAGCTTAGAAGAAGCTAGACGTATCACACACAAACTGCAAATGCATAAGAACGATATCATAGAACGTATGCGCTTAGGCCTATACAGTGACATGTCAGCAGCTGAACTCGACCGAGAAGCTATGGAGTCACTACAGATGGACAGTATTCACGAGGTACTAGAGCAGCATTTATATTTAGACTTAGATGGTGATGGCTATGAGGAGCCTTACATTGTACTAGTCGACAGAGATCTTCGTAAAGTATTACGTGTAGTGGCACGTTACGACTTAGAAGATGTAGACCTTAATGATAATGGAGAGATCATCAGAATTAAACCAATTCAGAACTTTTCAGACTTCCACTTTATACCTTCACCTGATGGTAAATTTTATAGTATCGGGTTCGGTCAGTTGTTATTCTCCCTCAATAATAGTGTCAATACGATACTTAATCAACTGATCGACGCTGGTACCCTTGCTAATACACAAGCAGGATTAATGGATAAACGTCTTAAACTACCAGGCGGTAAGTTTGAGCTAATACCGGGACAGTTCCAGAAAGTGAACCTATCCGCTATTGACGATATCAAGAAACACATAATGCCTCTGGACTTCAAAGAACCATCGAATGTTCTATTCCAGTTATTAGGGACTCTAGTAGAAGCTACTAAAGAAGTATCTAGCGTGAGCGATGCATTAACAGGTAGAGAGCAAGCACAGAACGTTGCAGCTACGACCATGTTAGCATTGATTGAGCAGGGCAACAAAGTATTCTCAGCAATACAAAAGAGATTATTCCAAGGACTCAAGAAGGAGTTCAGTAAACTATTCAGACTTAACCGTATCTTTTTAGATAGGGAAGAGTACTTCCGCGTTCTAGATGATGAAGCAGTAATAGGAAGAGATGACTATGTCGAGGCAGATTTTGATATCATGCCAGTAAGCGACCCAAGCGTTTCCTCCGATGCACATCGTCTAGCAAGAACGCAAGCACAGATGTCCTTAGTTGGACAGCCTGGTATTAATACACGTGAGATATTGAAGCGATATTTAGAAGACCTGAATACGCCTAATATTGACTTGGTACTACCTGAGCCTAATCCTAATGAGCCACCTCCAATGGATGTGATAGACAAGCAGTCTGAGATCGATGAGCGCGGTAAGAAGTTAGACCTTAGGGCTAAAGAGCTAGAATTACGTGTAATGGCACAGCAAGCAGACATGCTAGAGAAGCAGGCTAAGGTTAAACTATTAGAAGCACAGGCAGTTAAAGCTGTAGCGGATGCAGAAGCAGCAGAGATTGGGTCTCAGTTAGCACAGTATAGTGCACAGGTAGACGCAATGTCAGCGGACATTACAAATAAGTTAGAGGCAATGATACAGGCAAGAGACCCAGAGACACAGTTCTCTGAGAAAGATGCAGATGATATATTAGGGGGAAATGATGAAGAACCAGCAGGAGCTAGTGCTCCAGTGGAAGAACCACGAAGTGACGGAATACCTGATGAGGAACTTCCTGGCTAGACGTAAAGATATCCTAGACGACCTGGCAGCAGGTATGATTACGGAAGAGTCTATGCATAAGAAGAACTTCGACTTAGGCAAGTTAGAGATAATTAACGAGCTACTAGACGAAGACTTATACGAGGATTTAATAGGAGACATGGCAGATGAGTAATACAATGTCAATGTTCCCTAAGCTACTAAGGAGACTTGAGGTAGCACAAGCAGAGATACAACGTCATAGGCGAGACTATAGCTGCTCACTGGGTTTATTAGAGACCCAAGACTTAGAAGGCGTAAAGGCAACTAAGTTAATAGAGGAAATGATCTATACATGTGACTTACTATCTAAAGAGATTGTAAAGATGGAGAAGACAGTATTGCATCGCCAGTCAGAGAGAGACTTAAATTAGAGGGAAACAAATATGAGTAATCTACCAGTATTACCAGTAGGACATAGAGTCATGGTATTAGTCGACGAGATTGCAGAAGAAGGTAAGATGCAGAGAGATGGTATGATTATTACTACTCACTCTACAGATGACTTTGAGAGAGAAAGGGAGTTCCAGGAGACTGGTACTATTGTAGCTATTGGGCCTTCTGCCTATAACATGCCTCACCATGGAGACCCTTGGGTTGAAGTAGGGGACGCAGTGTTGTATAAGAAGTATGATGGCAAGCAATATACCGACAAGGAGACTGGAAGACTATATCGCATTATTAATGACGAAGATGTGATAGCTAAGAAACCACAGTAGTGAGGTAAATATGTCAGAAGAAGTAAGGCTAGATGAATTAGTCGAGCAGCCAGTAGAGGCTGTAGTAGAAGAGGTAGTAGAAAGTGTCGAAGTGGCACCTAAAGTACCAGCAGAGACAGCAGTAGAATTATCAGACACCGAGAAGGAAGCAATGGACCAAGGGTGGAAACCACCTAGTGAGTTTGCTGAGGATGATAAGGAAGCGGTATCTGCAGACGAGTTTCTACGACGAGGGCCGTTGTTTGATAAGATTAAAGAACTCAAACATACGAGTCGCAGAGAAACACAGAAGCTACAAGAGCAAGTAGCTAAGCTAAATAAACAAATGCAGGCTGAACGTGAACGAGGCTATAAACAAGCCATCACGGAATTAGAAGCCAAGCGTAATGACGCTATTGAAGTAGGGGACGTAGAGACGTTCAAAGCTATCGATGGGGAATACATACGTTTAAGGGATGAGCTAAATACTGCGCAAGCAGAAGTAGCAGCTATTGAAGCTGAAGAAGTTATACCTGAAGAAGCTATTAAGTTTCAGGAAGATAACTCTGACTGGTTCAACAGTAACACCCCTGAGAATAACAACATGGTCACTCAAGCTATTAAGATTGATGAGCATTTAAGTAATTCAAAGCCATATCTCAGTACAGCCCAAAGACTTGAGGCAGTACAGGCAGAGATTAAAGGACTTTATCCTCATAGGTTTAATAACCCTAAGAAGATGCAACCCGCTAAAGTGGAAGCTGCTACAACAGCATCTGCACCCCAGGCTGCTAGTGAAGGAGTAAAGTTAAAATACACAGATTTAGATGATCGACAGAAAGCATCATGCGAAAGGTTTATGGCCTTAAGTACTGATCTAACTGTAGAGGATTATCTTAAGAGCGTAGAGGAAGGTCTACGCATTAGAAACCAACTGTAGAGGTAGAACCATGGGAAACCTAGAAGACAAGAAGGCCAAAGGGCCTGTTCAAAGAGATAAAACTGCTGTAGAAGCCAACCAAGGTCGTAAAAGACCAATAAGAGTTACGAGAGATCTTCTCGTAAATAAAGGACCCCTTGTAGTCCCATTATCCTTTAAGAAACCAGGAATGGTTAATCATTGGATGGTAGAGACTCCTTATAGTTTCGAGCGTTATTATAACTTAGGTTATGATTATGCAACAAACGATAAAGGAGACAAGTGTGTCGTAGGTAAGGCAGATGGAGAAGTAAATATACTACTCGAGATACCACAAGATATCTATGATGAAGTAAAAGCACTGAAGGCTGAAATCAAAGCTGAACGTACTGCTGAAATCAATGGTATTAAAAGCCCACGACAACAAGGACAAATAGAGGGGATATTTGAAGAGAAGTTATCTATTAAATAGATGGCTTATATTTAAGGAGTTTTAAACATGGCAGATAATCCACACGGATTTAACCCTGTAAAACACAAACTTGGTGTTCCGCTAAGTGCAACAGTTAATCCGTACTATAAAAAGGCAGATTACGCAGTAGCACTATTTGTTGGTGATCCCGTAGTAAAGAACGGTACAGCTAACTTAGCAGAAGTCAATCCAGGCGCAGAAGCATTTGCATCAGGTGAATTACCTGAATTAGCAATTGGTGCTTTGACTGGCGGCAATACTGGTGTAGTGGTAGGCAAAATGACCCGTTCGGGCAATCTTGAAACTATCCACAGTGCAGCAAGTATTGAGGACGTAATTTTAGTATGCGACGATCCATATGTAGTATTTAGTGCACAAGAAGACAGTGGGGCCGGTAATATGGCTGCAACATCTGTTGGCTTGAACACGGATCTATTAATTGGTACCGGCGATGCAGTAACAGGAATAAGTGGAGCTGAAATTGATTCATCAGAAATAGCTGCTACTGCAACCTTAGCTGTGAAAGTACTAAGACTAGCACCAGATCAAGGAAATGCTATCGGCGCAAACGCTGAATGGCACGTATTAATGAATGCACATACGGAAGCGCCAAACAGCGCCGGTATCTAATAGGAGGATAGTATTATGGCAGGTGGAATTATTACCACAGGTAGTTATCCTTCGGACCTCGAGCCCATTGGGCGTCATTGGTTCATGGATGCTGAGAAGTCTCTCGACCCTTTATACACACGTATATTTGAGGAAGTGGGAACTAACCGAAAATTTGAACATGATAGCATATTTGGAGGACTGGGCTTAGCTAACGTTAAAGCCGAAGGTGCTTCAGTACAATATGACAGCATGATTGAAGGACCAGAGAAAGTGTATACGCAAGCGACGTATGCAAATGGGTTCATCATTACTGACGAAATGAAGAAGTTTGGTCAGGCTGACATTATCATGAAGAACCAATCTAGTGAGTTACGTAAGTCACTTATGGAGAAGAAGGAAGAACTGTTAGCAGACGTATTGGATAATGCCTTTACGAGTGCTGTTGGTGCAGATGGGAAAGAGCTTTGTGCTACAAACCATCCAATCCAAGATGGTAAGACAATCAGAAATGAATTGGCTGTATCGGCAGATATTTCAGAAGCTGCATTAGAGCAAATGCTTATTGACATTAAAGATGAAATGAAGGACTATAGAGGCAAGAGATCAGTAATGAACTCTAAATTCTTAATCGTTCCTACAGAACTAGTCTTTGATGCACAACGCATCTTAAGAAACGTTAATCGTCCAGCTACCGCTGATCGCGATATTAACGCTATTAATAGCTTAGGCTTACTTGGCGAAGACATCATGCATCACCATCGTTTAGATGATGCTGACGCATTCTTTGTTAAGCTAGACTGTAAAGATGGTCTTAAAGTGTATCAGTCAGATGCACCTCGATTCCAAGCTGATAACGATTTCGACACCTTTAACATGAAGTTTTTAGGTTACGAACGTTACGCTTATGGATGGAGTGACTATAGATGTTTATTTGGTTCACCTGGCGCAGCGTAAGCTAAACTAGTGTACTAAGTACATCGAACATTGGGCGGCCCTCTTCTACGCATTGAGGGCCAAACAATGCAATAAAGAATTCACAATCTCAATATATATCCTAGCGTAGTGGGAGTTGACGTGAAACAAATCACAGGAAAGGAGAACTCATTATGAGTGCAACACATTTCTCAGGTAACATCCATATAGGTGGAACCGAAGTTACCGCATCAGCGGCAGAACTTAATATTTTAGACGATAGTGCAAGTAGTGTAACTATCGCATACGCAGCTAGTGCCACAACAGATGGCATTGAAGCTACATTAACAGTAGTTGATGCTGCAGGAGTCGCAATTGACGCAGTACACAAGTTAGAAGTATTTATTACTGACGACGATATTGGCGGAGTATTAACTTCGACAGCAGCATCAGGAGCTTTAACAGCTGTTACTGGAGCAGTGCTCTCAGTTAATACAGCTAAGAAGCATATCTCATGCTCAACTGCAGCTACAGGCATTGCAGTATTAAAACTAGTAGATAGTGCTAATACAGCGGGCGAACGATTTTGTGTCGTTAACCCAGTGAACGGCAAAGTAATTGTAGGTGCTTCAGCAGTAGCTACGGATTATGAAGGCGGCTCGTAATAGCTAACATGGACAGGCTCTTCGGGGCCTTCCTAATAACAAGGAGGCTAATATGCCTAACACAATAAGCCAAAGAACATTATTCGGGGATGCCAATACTAAGATAGTAGCACGTTCTATACATATTATATCAGACGGCACAGAAGTGACCGATCTAGTAATTTATGATAATAGTGCTTTTATAGCAGATGTAACCAAAGGCAAAGTAATAGCAATACATACCTCTGGCTCTTTTGCGGGATCACTTAGATTTGAATTTGATGCAACCACGGACACACCTATAACATCTATGGGCATTGGTGACAATGCATCGGCTCATCATTTTGAAGAATTCGGTGGTATTAAAAACCCAGGCGGTGCAGGCGTGACTGGAGATA